GCAGGGGCACGTAGGGGCAGTAGAAGAGACCTGCGTCATATGCGGAGGAACCCTTATAACCAGCAACGTAGAAGTGATCGTCAGCCACGTTAGCAGAGTAAGGATCAACGTAGACCTTGATGCGACCGTTGAGTGTACCAACCAGGGTGCTGGAGGTATCGTCGGGCACAAGACCGTTGTTGCCTGCGAGTGCGGGTGCATAGTCAAGCACACCAGCCATGGACAGAGCAGATGCCACGTCTGCAGAGCAGATCAGGATGTTGCCCTTCCCACGACGAGTCTCATGACCGATTGCGTTTGCATCTCTTTCGATCTGGAACAGGAGACCCTTGAACTTCTCAACGGACCAACGACCGTTTGAGTCAACGTCAAGGTCGAAAGTACCAGTGGTTGCCACATTGTTTTGTGCACCAGGACGTGCAATGCGGTAGATGGTACGAACAACTTCACGGTTGATCTCAGCAAGGACTTCAGTGCTGAGGATGTTTGCCAGCTCGGACTCAGCATCCAGACCATGGATTGCCTTGAGGTCCTGAGCCAGTTCCAGGGTGTATTCTGCTTTCAGAGCACGTGTCTTTGCAGACACGGTGACCTTCTCGATCGAGAAGTTCATTTCAGCAAACTCGTTACCCGAGGTGCCGTCACCCAGTGCTTCACCCTGAGCAGTGGTCATACCTTGACCACCTTGGGTGTAGGTGCCACCATCGTTGAGGAGCTTGGGGTTGGAACCAGTCTGAGCATTCGATGCCAGGCTGTTGCCGCTGTTCTCTGAGGAGAACTCGGAATCTGCTTCGTTGAAGAATGCTTCTGCACCAGCAGTACGGTTGGTGCCGTAACGGGAACGCATTGCGAAGATCAGACCTGTAGGACCAGTCATAGGCTGGACACCACAGATGTCATACGCAATCAGCTGAGGCATGGAACGACGAATCAGGCTGATCAACACGGGATCGAAACCTGCAGCAGGACCAGTTGCGGTTGCTGTGCCACTGAAACCAGTGCCTGTAACACCAGCAGACATCGTAGGTGCTGCTTCGGTGATCATCCCACGCTCTTCAGCAAGGAATTTTTCTTGGTTTTCTAGCAGGACGGAAGTGACGGCCTTCTTGTACTTGTCAGCAATCTGGGGAAGATCACTATGATCAAGAACAGGACCCCACTTTTCCTGCAACTGTTCGGAACGGAACATTTGCTTGTATCTCCTAAAAGGTTAAAAGTAGTGGTTTGTTTTTATTTATAAAGTTGTATCAGTTGAAACGTCCGAGGGCACGGACATAGACATCCATTGAGGACCCAGGAACAGTTGCCTGATCAACTTCGGTGTCTTCGGAAGGTGCAGCTGCTTCACGATGGAAATAAGATTCCTTCAGCATTTGCACTTTCTCACGATATTGATCTTCACTTTCAAACTCAACATTTTCTGCAAGACCTGCTAGCTTCTCCTTTTGGGTATCTGCTAGACCGTCTGCAATAGATGCCACGATCCCATGCTTAACTTGCTCACCAAGTTGACGATTCAGACCGACATTAACTTCGATCTGCTCATTGAGTTTAGCTTCCATCTCATCTAGTTTTTCGACCATATCATCGAACAGGTCGAACTTCTCTTCAGGAACTTCAATATAGTTCTCTGCGAAAAGGCTCTTCATGCCAGTGATCAGGTTTTCTGCGATATCATTCTTGATACCATGCTCGATTGCCAGTTCGTTCTCAGACATCCACTGGGTTGCGACATAGTTCAGGAACTCATCAACCTTCTCAGCTAGCTCCTCACGAGTTTTCGTGAGTTCTTCCTCTAGAGTTTCTTCATAAGCAGAATGAACCAGTTCAAGTTCTTCTTGAATCTTGGTCTTCACTGCTGCTTCAAAGATTGTAGCAGCCTTAGTCTTAAACTCTTCGGAAAGCTCTTCACCCTCTACAAGGGCATTAACGTCAGCAGTGACATCGACGACGACTTCATAACCGTCGAACTCTTCGTCTTCTGCAATGACTTCTTCTTCTGCTTCAGTCTCTTCCATTTTGGAAGATGCGTCAGAAGGCTTAGCAGCAGGAGCAGCAGTCTTGCTAGACTTTGCAGCAGCTCTCTTGCCGATAGCAGCAGAATCAGAATCGGGCTTGACGGTTTTCACGTCGGGACCACCCAGATCTTCGGCACCACCTTTCGATGAGTCCATTTTTTCTGCTGGTTTTGCACCCTTGGTCACGACGTTCTCGTCGATGACCTCCGATTGCTGTAGATCTGTCTCTTGTGACATTGGTATGTTTCTCCTGTCAGATAGTGTTCTAATTTCTAAGATTATTTATAGGTCAAAGATTTTTAAGGAAGTCATCGAACGCGGAAAGTTTTGCATGTTCTAGATCTCTTCTCTTAACTGCTTCGTTAATCGAACGTCTGTAACTTGCAACTCTTTGTTCTCTGAGTTTTCCACCGTCCCATACCCACTCTTTGCCTTCCATGATTCCTTCTACAAAAGCATCAGGAGCAGAGGGATCTGCAACAATGTCAGCAGCAGTTGCCAACATAAAATCGTCACCGACAATATTGCAACCTTCTTGCTTGACTAGGGAACCGATGCCTCTAGAAGAGACACCCAGTTTCACACCCTCGTCTAGAAGGGATGAGGCAATCTTGCCCATGGGGGTATTTAGGATCTTTGCTTTCCCAATAAAATTAGTACCATCCTCTTTGAGAGAAATAATACGATGCGACACACGGTCGAGATTCACAGTTGGTCCATCAGGGTGACCCAATTCACCAAGTGCTCTAGAGCTCTCGATGAAAGTTTTGGTGTAACGGTCTACTTCTTTACGAAGCGTCTCCATAGGATACTTTCGACCATTTCTGTTGGTGATGTCCCCTTGGAGGAAAACACCTTCAATATATAGGGACTTTTTGCCGTTCTTCTCTTCGACAAGAATCTCTACGTTTTCGATTTGTTCGGTGATTAGTTTCATTCTTCCTGGGGGTCATCGGGTTGTTCATCACTAACTTCTGCTTCAGTCTCATAGGGTAGACCTGTAGCAGGATCACAATCTTGGACAGTTAGTTCGTCCTCGATATCTTTTAGTGGTTGGTGAATTTGACTGTACTTAGCCATCACCTCTTGCTTTGCTTTTTCGATCTTATCGGAAGCAACTGCAGAGAGTTGATCACCAATTTGATCCATCACGTCCGCTTTACTACCACCAGCAAACACGGTATTAACAATATTCATCGCAGCATCACTTGGCATAATATCCTCGTTTCAATATAATATTATTTAGAACTCTCCTTTTTTATAGTCTTTTGGGTCAATACCCCCAGGAGCGGGAGCATTCCCAGCAGCAGGATCATCGGCAACAACTTCACCTTGTCCTGCTTCCATATCCATCCCACCGTTAGCCATCATTTCAGCTTCCATGGGATCCATGATAATACCTGCTTCTTTCTCTTTTTCAATCTGATCATCAATTTCTTTGATCTCAGCATCAGTCTGCCTGAGAACTTGACGACGGATATACTCAACAGAATAGAACTTACCAACAAACTGATCCATAGTAGTAGCAATGGTCAGTCGTTCGTTGATCATTTCATTCTGCTTTAGTTCAGAGAAATGATTATCTGCAACGTAATCATATTGGATATGCTCTTTCATATCCTCCCAATCTTCAAGAGTGATGATACCCTTGAGGACCAGTTGGGTCTTGAGAATATCGTTGAAGAGAGTGGAGAAATTTTTGCGGAGACGGGTGACAAATTTTTGGAACTTCACCTCATCTCTGGTGATCTCTGCAGATCTACCAATGTTGAAAGTGCTGTCAGACTCGATTCTGGAGGGAGGAACGTTGAGTGCCTTGTAGAGTTTCTTCTGGAAATACTTCACGTCTTCCAGTTCACCCAGGTTCTGACCACCAGGCAGAGTTGTGATTTCTGTGCCACGACCACCTTCACGACGGGGGAGCCAGAAATCCTCTAGCATTGACATGTACTTTCTGTCATCACGGATCTCACCAGTTGCCGCATCGTAAACTAGTTTGTTGCGGTAACGGGACATCACTTCCTTGAGGTATTGTTCTGCCTTTACCTTAGGAAGATTACCCACGTCGATGTAGAAAATACGACGTTCGGGAGCACGTGACAAACGATAAATCACCAGAGAATCTTCGATCATTCTCAGTTGATTCAATGCTTTGATTGCTTTGTGCAAATGTGATAGAACCATATTGCGGTTCATATCAACGATACTTGAATGACAATATGTAATTGCATCAGGTGCGATCTTCACACCAGTATTGTCATTGCCTCTAATACCTTTTTGATTGTAGATGTAATACTCTACAGTCTTTTGCCCAACTTTATTTTCAGTTTGTTGGGGTGCCATATCACGAGTATCCTGTTTCATGATCTCTTTGACCTTGCGGATCTTGCGAGGGTCAATGTATCTGAGTTCAGTGATACCGTTCTTGGGATTCTCTAAATCAATAACTTTATGATAGAAAACTCTACCATCAATATACCAACGACGGAAAATGTCGTATGCTTTTTGATCAAAATCTAGCAAACGCAAGACATAGTGAAACTCCTCCCTGATCTTAGTCTTTAGTGATTGACTAACTTTAGGAAGGTTTGATAGTTCGATCTCCACTGGTGAGTCGTCAAGTTCCCCTGCAATAGTTTCATTTACAATGTCATCGATTGCAGCATCACATTCTGGGTGAATGGACATATCACGATAACGCATGATAAGTTCCCATTCATTTTTTACGTGACCATCTAGATCAACGTATTGTCCAAAATATCCACCTGCAACGATGGGGGCAGAAGCATCCTGTGAATCTTTAGGCACAAAGGATACTGCCTTTTTAGGGGCAGCATCCTTACGCCTATTGAGTGAAAATCCAAACAGAGAAGTATTGTTCTCTTGTGCCATTATGTTACTCTAGTTTGCTTACGGTCTATTTAGTCGATCAACGACGGATCCTATTTGAGGATTTTTTCTTTGCCTTGCCTTCGTTTTCCCACCACTGGACTTGGAGTTCAACGGTGAATTCTTCAACGGTATCGTTGGAGTCGAATGCTAGGTCAATAGCCGAAACGTTCGTGGGGAATGTACCGTAGAAACGATATGCTGCAATTTCAGCACCCTCACGATCTAGTTGGGTAACAACCATGTCTGCTTGATAGTCTGCAGGATTCTGCAAACCTGTGTTCTCTTGCTCTCTATTGATAGCACGAACCCATGCTTCCATGGCTTCACGAATCATGAAGTCGGTGTCGTTCAGAACCGTGATGGTCCAAGGCTCGAAGGTGCGGTCACCCGCAACCTTGAGCACTCTACCACGGAAGGGAACTTCGATCACACCGAGCTGTGATGCGGGCAGGTTTGCTGCCTTGACCATAAATTGACCTTGGTTCACAACTGCTGTTGCGTTTCCAATGCCAACCCCAGAGGGGAAGTTGAGGTCAACCTTAAATAGATTAGGTCTTGCTCCACCCCCCACTAGTTGCGCTTTGAAGTTTGTGAGATTGAGTGTCATTGTTCTGTGTATCCTCCTGGTTAATACTACTTATGAGATCAGTTTGCGATTTCACTAAACTCGATACCTGTACGTGTTGCCACGAAGGATAGAGTAATGAAGTTAATCGTGCGGGTGGGCTTCACGAAGATCTCTGCGTAGAACTCACCACGATCAATAGCATCTGCAGGGTTGTTGGTTTCATCACACACAACCAGGAAGTCAGTGATACCACGACGACCCTGAACATCACGGAGATAAGGTTCAACGATATTGCGGAAGATGCTTCTAGAAACTGCGTCGTTTTGCTCGAAGAGTTGACCACGACCTGCTTCACCGATGATTCTTTCCAGAGTCAGGAACAGACGACGAACGTTAATTCTGTCGAATGCAGAAGGTGTTGCGAGTGCAGTCTTATCACCGAAGAGGACTGTGCCCTCACCAGCAAATGTAACGACGGGGTTCACTCTTGACGAATACAGTTCGTCTCTGAATGCCTTCTTAGGATTGTAAGCCAGCTTGATCACGTTACGGATCTGACCACGGGTGAAACCTGCGGGGGAGAACCAAGGATCGTTGGTGATTGCTGTCTCAACACAAGTACCAGCAATGTCACCGTTACAAGGAATGTAACGATACTTGTCATTGTACTTATCGTAGAGATACTTATAACCCGAATCGAAGACTGCGTAAGAAGAACCAGTCAGACGATCAAAGAACTTGACAATGTTATTTGTCTGAGTTCTGGATGTGGGGTTAGAGATGATACCGACAACATCGTCTCTTTGAGGTGAGATGAATGCAACGCAATCCTTTCTCAGATCAGCAACAGCAATCAGTTTGTTTGCTTTTGCTAGGGAGTCGGACAGGTTAGCACCAGTCTTACCACAGAGGAGATAGTCGATTCTCTCAGTCTCAACATCTGCAAACATATCAAGTGCTGCATTGATATCAGCAACGTTTGCATCAAAACCACTGTCACCACCAGAGAATTCGTACTGATAGGAACCACTATACCAAGCACCAGTTGCCTGATCCTTGATATCAGCACCAGCAGTAGTGTCTAGTCTGTAACCAGAGTAGTTTTGCAGGATGTTGAAGTTCTTGTTCAGTGCGGGTGTACCCCAGAGACCAGAAGCAACTGCAGTATTGCCGTTAGTTCTGTACTGAACGTGAGTGGTGGAGTCTCCAGTCAGTGTGCCAGGATGCTCACCGAAGAAGATGTAAGAGGACTCATTCTTGATAACTTCAGAATAGTAGTTGTTAGCACCTTGAGGACTTCTAGCATCAGATGCTTTGGAGACAAAGGTGAACTTCTCAAGAAGGGTCTTGGGTGTACCAGTGATTGTACCGAGATGGTCAAACACAAGAACGTGGAGTTCGTCATTGCTACCACCCTTGTTCTTCACATAATCGGAAGTACCAGGACGTGCTGCAACGTTGACCCACTTCTGACCAGGATAGTATTCCAGTTCAGAATATGCATCGGAGAAGGAGTTGATGGTGAACTCGTTAGAACCGAGGTCTGCAAGACGGACCTTAGCAGAACCGATGGAATCATCAGAGAACTTCTCAGAAGTCTTGTCGAGAGCAACATAGAGTTTTCTCTCAATCTTCTCGATCTGACCTTCCGAAACAGTAGGTGCAGGATATCCAACAGGAGCAGATAGAACCGACTTAACGATGTTGCTACCAGTTGCGGTGCTGTAGAGACCAGTGTTTGTGGAATCGATCTTAACTTCCAGAATTCTGGAAGTAGGATCCCAGGAGATCACATCAGCAACAACAGGAGTAGCTGCGTTAGTGGTCAGTCTCTCACCAACTGCGAACTTAGACTTGACGGTGCCTTCCTTAAGAGTCAGAGCAACGACAGACTTGTAGTTCCAACCAGAGATGTTGTAGGTTGAGAGGGATTGTGCAGAAGTTGCACCAGCAGGTGATGTCAGACCACCGTTGGTGAAGGTGCCGTCAGGAGCTGCTTGGAGTGCGAAACGGGGTTCTGCAGAACCAGTTGCGATGGGGGTGATTGCTGAAACCTTCATGACCTCAGAGGTCAGGTTCAGTTCAGTCACGGTTGCACCATCTGCGTGAGATGCTGCGGTTGTACCCAGTGCACCACGACGAACGATCAGATCGTTGAGGTTTTTGGAAGTAACTTCCAGGATCTCGTTATCGATCTTGATGAATTCACCAGCAGCAAAGTTAGTACCAGAAGTAACAGTCAGAGTTGTATCTGCGTCACTGAAGGTGCCACCCTCGTTAATGGTGGTGGTGTTTGAGTTGGAGGTCTTGATCACACGGATCAAGTCGTTAACAGTGAAGTTGGTTAGACCATCGACCGAGATCGTGGTTGCACCAGTTGTACCGATTGCACCGTTAAGAGCAGTTGCTGCTTCAGTCACGGTGACTTTGGTAACAGCAGAACCGTCTGCGTGAGATACTGCTGTAGTTGCTTCTGCTGCACGAGCAATCGTGATAGCAGTGCCACCTGAGTAACCAGAATCGATGCGAACGAGTTCAGCACCGTTAGCAGATTCGATTAGCAGGAAGTCGTTTGCTGCAAGACCAGTGTCGGATGCAACGTTCAGAGTTGTCGCAACTGCGGACAGTGCGGTGCCACCTGCGTTATCAACCGTGGTTGTGGTTGCGGATCTGTCAATCAAAGAAACCACATCGTCGTCAGCAAAGGTAGTAGCAGAAGTGCCACCCTGTGCTCTCACAACGGTAAGGTCATTTGTTGACTGTGACAGACCTGTGCTAACAGGGGTCAGATACAGAACCTGATCAGCACCTGCGTCAGCAATGAACACCTTCAGTGAGTTACCATTCTCACCTGCAGTTCTTGCTGCATAGTGGAATGCATTTGACTCATCTTCGATGTTTGCTTCGTAATCTGCAAGTGTCTTGATCTTGGGTCCTAGACCTGCGACTGTTGCGGTCACTGTAGTTTGGTCGTAACCTTTACCACCAGAAACCACAGTGTAACCAGTCACTGCACCTGATTCAACAGTTGCAACGACTTCAGCACCTGTGCCAGTACCACCAGAGATAGTGACAGTTGCACCACGATATCCAGAACCTTGAGCATTAACTGCCACTGAAGCAATGGAACCGTTGGTCACGGTCACTGTTGCGGTAGCACCTGAACCACGATTATTGGCAGAACCAATGTCGTCAGCTGCGTTTGCAATCTTCGTAGAGTCTGAACGCACAACTCTCAGGTTACCACCATACTGGAGGAACTGAGCTGCTGTGAACCAGTCTTCGTAATTCTTTTCTGTAGGGTTGCCAAAGACAGAAGCTAGTTCTCTCTCGGAACCGATTGTAACGGGTTCTTCGATTGGTCCATTTTCAAATGCTGCTGCGATAGCACCAACGTTTGTCAAGGACACCGAAGAAGAGGTGCTCAGATCTCTTTCCAGTATCTGCACACCAGGGGATTGTTGCCTTGATGCCATTTGTAAAAACTCCCTCTATTAAATTAGTGTCTTTTACTAAAAATATTTATGAAATGCTACTTTTTGCAGCATGTTCACCATGATGTAGGGGTCATGTCATCGTTCACGTAATTCCATTGGAAAGCACGGTCTCCGTATTCATCCACATACCACCTATCTCCATTGTTATCCACGAAGCTTTCTTCACTTGTTCCATCTTCAACAAATCCAAAGGGTGCCATATCGGCTTCAATTGCTTCCCTCTGATCCTCGTAAATTTTCTGACGTATATCACTATTTACCAATTCTTTGAAGTAGACACTTGTGGTCAACCAGCAGAACATAACAAAGCACATTGCTAGGTCATCGTTACAACCTTCTTCTGCTTGGAAACTATCACCGACCTGAATAAAAGTGGTCAGTTCAGATATGGTATCGTAATCTTTAATGACGATCTTATCATCCTCTAGCATCGTCTTGAAGTTAGAGCAACCAAGTTTCTTCACCGCCTTAGTCATCCTAACTCCCAGGTATGCTTTCTTACCAGAGAATCCAGATCCAACAACTTGACCTGATCTGCCACGCATTGAGCACATCAGAATATTATCATACTCAAGATCGAAGTGTAGAATATCAGCAACCTGACCACCAATATCATTCACTTCGATCAGAGCATATGCTTTATTATATGCCTTACAAATATCAAAGATGATGTTGGGGAACAACATTGGTTTGACTTCATTGTTCCTATACTTTGCCACCATCACATATGGAATCTGCGTTACATCCATAACTGTAAAAGCAGAATAGTCACTGGAGATACCACGACTAGTATCTACAGTCACAATATATGTGTGATCTTTGATTGGTCTTTCGTAGATATCAAGTCCAGCATTTCTCTCCAGAGGATCTTCATACGGCATGATCCTCAGTTTGCTAGGACTGATCAGAGTGTCAACAGATCCAAGGAACTCACATTCAAACTCAACTCGGAACTGTTGCTCTGATGTGTTAGCAATCGTCTGTTCCTTCCACTTGTCATCTCTACCAGGAACTTCTGACCAGTGAACCTCAGTCTGAACATATTCATTCTTGTTCCTCTCAGCATCATGCCAGAGTTTATAGAACATGTTCATCCCGTGAGGTGTCGAGATGATGATTACCTTAGTTGATTTACCAGAAGAAATAGTAGGATAAACAGAACTAAAGAACTGGTCAGCAATGTGGTTCGGGATAAACGCAAATTCATCAAGGAATATGACGTTAAAAGACATACCCCTGACAGCAGAAGCCGAAGTAGAAGCAGCCAGGATTTTACTTCCGTTTTCCAGTTCCAAACTACCTCTGTTCCATGCGATGATTCCTTGCTGGAGCCACTTGGGGAGGTTTTCATATGATAGTTGTAGTCTCTGTAGCATCTCACGAGCAGTTGCTGCTTTGTTTGCAAGAATTGCTACGTTAACGTTTTGATTAAAAAGAACATACCACAACAGATAGGAAGTCACAATGGTGGACTTACCTGACTGTCGTGGTAGTTTTGCAATATTAAATCTATTGTCATGGAACTTCTGCACCATCTCTTCTTGAAAATCGTACATGGCAAAAGGAATTAAACCTTCGTCCAGTGAAACGATCCTAATGTAAGTCCTAATAAAGTAAACAGGGTCTTGAGAACATTTGATGTACTCTTTTAACTGTTCCTCTGTAAACTCAATCGGGGTATTGACCTTCTTGAGATTAGGATTACCAAGATACTGCTCACTCATTTAACAAGACTCTATGATGCATATATTTCATGTATTCACTATGTATGAAGGTTTCCCTTTCGGGTTTCTCCATAGTGACTGCGTAATCACCGATGCCTTGAGAGATTGCATAATCACAGAACTGATAAAAGTCTGTGTAGAGAGGAATGCCTTTGTGGATCAATGCCTCAGCAAGCATCCCCTTTTGTGCGAATCGATCATCAGAATTACGCCAGTCGTTAGTGTTCATGGATTAGGAAACGTGTACAGTACCGATCATGCCAGCACCCTTATGGGGTCCGCACCAGTAAGTATAGTCCCCTGCCTCAGGAAAGTCAACATCAAACTCTTCACCTGGCATCATTGCCAGTGCTTCATGTGACAATTCTGGATGATCTTCCACAACCACATTGTGTGGAGGGAGCATGTTATTGATAAAATGGACTGATTCACCAGCAGAGATACTGACTTCTGCAGGTTCAAAAACTAGGTTGCCATTGGCACCCATCTGGACATCGACTGCCCATGCAGGGGCAGCAAGAAAAAGTGTAGCAAGTAGAGCAAATAAAAATTTCATATTAACCTCTATATCTAATTGGCCAGGTTGCCTCCATACCGACAACCAGGAGCATAACAAAGGTGAAAACAAAGAGTGCAGTCATGGTTTTGATTTGGCAGATGGGATAAGTTGGTATGCCATTTTGTCACGAAGTTTGTTAATACGTTCTTCGTCAAAGTGAGAAAAGTTTTCACGTTTCTCTACCTTTTTATAATAATGAAGAGCATTGAGGATTATAGTGTAATCCTCCATGGTCAACTCAAACGAGTGTCCCATGAGCCCTCCTAATCTCTCTGAGTTCTTCAAAATTCTTTTGCTTTGTACCACCATCATATGCCCACGCATATCCTTCGGTGATCATTGCTTCGTTAAGGGACAACTCTGCATCCCCAATGTAAAGCCAACCCAGAAGACGCCCATATTTCCCAACGCCACCAACAAGTTCAGTCCTAATAACAAGGTCATCGTCACCAGAAATGGCACCTTCCAGTTTTTCTTTGAGCCAGTTTGTTGCGTGGATTCCAAGTTCTTTTTCCTCCGCGTCTCTTGTTCGTTTTTCAGGAGTATCGACGCCAGCGACACGAACTCTTTCCTTTTTATAGAGATCAAATCCGAGATCGATAAGTACATCGATGGTGTCTCCGTCTAAAACTTTTGTGATCTCTATGACTCTAAAATTATAACAGGACTTCCTGCTAGGTGGCGTCATTGCTCCCATTGTGCCCACTCCTTTAGTGCGTTGTCTAATAATTCATCGGGATCAGTTTGTTCTTTCTCCCTTTCATAACGACGTATCTCATCGAGCATGATGCCAATGGTATCACCTTCCTTTGCATTAGCTGCAGTAACTATTCCGATTAGTGTAATGGCAGCAGTAATAACGGCAGCAGCACCCCAGACCCACTTTTCAAGTTTGCGAACTCGTTCCCGAAGTTCCTCCGACATCTTCTCGTTGTCCTCGATCCGATGTTTGAGGAGTGCTATCTCCGAGTCCTGACTCGCGTCTTTCTGGTTGATTGTGTCCATCAGTCATTTCATCATACCCCATTATATAGACGATAACGTATATAACTCCAGCAAGAAGTAAGAGAAGCATAACAATAATGCTCCAAGTTACATCGTTTACATCATCTAAAGGTCTCAACAGCAGGTTCATTTACATCTTATAAGTATCGTCCGACTTAGGAGGTGCCTGTGTTAATTGCACAGGTGCTTGTTCAATTCTTATAGTTTGTGCAGGAGCAGTAGCAGATGCCTTCTCAATCAGGCGTTCCATGTCTGACTTACTGATTCCTCCACCACCTCCACCATTCTTGTCACCAC